GCTTTACATGGGCGGGACTTACAGTATGTTTGTTTCACCAAATCATGATAACCTCGCAGCCTACAACGGATCAGCCCTTGCCTCATATGATGAGACGCTCATTGAGCGTATCACTCAGAAAAAGCAGTGGCTTGTTACAAGTGGTATTGATGAGGGAGAACTCGTGTACAATTTGAACACTGCTATTGATAGCACTGGCACTTCATTGGTGACCCCGCTGGTTTACCCTTATTCCAACGGACAAACCTTTAATTCCAGCACTTTGACGTCGCAGTGGTCTGGTGTGCTCTCAGTAGCCACCACTTCAGCTAGCACCTCCATTCAGCTTTCTGGGGTCGTGGGCACAGTACCTTCTTCTGGTAGTGTTTGTTTCCTAAATAATGGCACTGCCGCCACTGTGGCCACGCCTAGCACGATCTCGTATACTGCTGTCACACAGAGTGGATCCACCGCCACCCTTACGATTACTGCGGGCACCGTAGGCACCTTGCTGGCAGGTATTCCATTCTCCTCGGTAAACGCCATAGGGTTTGGAACGCCTGCCCCCGGGTGCATTCCAGGCGGTGCGTGCATGGTCATATATGTGCAGCCAGCTAATGCTTCTTCCAGCAACGGGAACGTGTTTGAGGTTGAGTATTGCCAGCATGTTGAATATATTGGGCCTTTGACTTCAGCTCTTCATACCCCTACGCATTCTGACGCAAGAGGGTTTGAGATTGTGTCGACCGCCGCACAGCGTTTGCCTGCTGCGCGTGTGGAGAGCCCACAGGTGTCGTTACCCACGCTAATGTTTAATGAGATCCGTCAGGTTTTGCATGAGACTGCCCCAGTCGCCGTTCGTGGCGCTGGGAATTTCTTGCGCGCCGGGGTGTCGTATGGACTACAGCGATTGGGCAATTATGCCGTAAATAGTATGATGCCTTCCTCCCGTCTTGCCATTGGCATGTGACGGTTGAGGGGGCGCGAATTTCGGAAGTTTCTGTCTAAATATAATCGCACCGTTAATGGTGGTGGCGCGCAGTGCCTTTTGCCCGCGCCCAATGCCTCTTTGACCACAGCGTCATATGATGTGCTTTCGATAAGACAGACTTTGGTGTTCGCCGCGGGTGCAGTCCTCAATGGGCTGAACTCCCTGGCCTTAAACACCCTAACTGCCACTTCTGTGGCTGCCACGGCTTTGTTTGCCACTACGATTGGTTCATTATCAAGTGC